CCAACAGACACTTTAGTTTCTGGCGACACTATAACTGTTTCTACAAGCAAGTCAGGTTATGCACAAAGCCAAACAATAACACTAGAAGAAATATGCGAGCCAAGATACACGTATATAAATTTAGTCTTCTATAATAAGTTTGGAGCTTTACAACAAATGCCATTTAATAAAAAGAGCATTGAATCATTAACCACCACATCAAAGACATACCAAAAAAATATTATTGATCTTTCTAGTACGCCAAGATATAACACAGAAAAACATCAGACAAGACAGTTTCAGATGCAAGGTCAAGAAAAGATCACAGTTAATACAGGATACATAGACGAAAGTTTTAATGAAGTTATAAGACAGCTTTTATTAAGTGAGCAAGTTTACTTAGATGACGGCACAACTGTAAGGCCTGTAGTTTTAGATACCAACAGCCTAACATTCAAAACATCTGTAAATGATAGGCTAACAAACTATACAATAAATTTAAGTTTTGCATCAAACAAAATAAATGATATTAGATAATGTTTAACATACAGCTATACATACAGGGTACTAGAGTTGATATGTTTCAAGATGAAAGCGTAACGCTAAATCAATCTATAAAACAAGTGCAAGAGTTAGACAAAGTATTTCTAGCATTTACACAAACATTTAATTTGCCTGCTACAAAAACAAATAACAAACTTTTTGAACACTATTACGAGTTTGATATTGTCGATGGGTTTGACGCAAGGTTTAGTAAAGATGCTATAATTGAGTTAGATTACTTGCCTTTTAAAACAGGCCAAATAAAATTAAATGGCGTAACACTTGCAAATAACAAGCCAGAACAATACAACGTTACTTTTTTTGATAACACAGTAAACATAAAAGATTTATTTGGAGACGATAAATTAAATGCACTAACAGCATTAAATAGCAACAATAAAACATTTGCACCTGCAAATATAAAAGCAGCACTTTTGCTTGATCCTGCAAGTAACGATGTGGTAGTGCCGTTAATAACACATACACAAAGATTATTTTATAACAGTGTTGAACACGTACAGGGTTCAGGAAATTTATATTTTGAAAGTGGCGGAGCATCTACAAAACACGGAGTGCGTTGGGACAATTTAAAATATGCTATACGACTACATAAAATCATTGAGGGTATTGAAAGTAAATACAGCTTAAATTTTACTAATGATTTTTTTGTTAGTTCAAATGCAGCATACTACGGACTGTTTATGTGGCTACACAGAAAAAAAGGAATAGTAAGTAACGGAGATCAAGTAACAAGTTTTACAGAACAAATTGACGGGTGGACAGCAAACACTGCGTCTATATCAAGTATGATTGATGTTAGAACTTTGCAAATAAACACGACAAACACTGTTACATTATTACAACTACAATTCCAAAGAAGTGTAACAACAGCGTTTGATTTGAGAGTAGAAAGGAACGGCATAGAAGTTTTTGCACAAGATACTATTACAAGCTCAACAGCTACTTTCGATTTAACTACTGATGTAATAGCACTATCTACATTTACAGTGTTTATAACTACAACGGCATCTATGAATTTTACAGATATTATTTGGACTGTAAACGATGGGACGGCAGTAGATACACACGCTACAGGATCATATACAACAACAGCAGCATTTGAGTTTATAATTACAGAGCAGATACCTGAAATGAAAGTATTAGATTTTCTTACGGGTTTATTTAAAATGTTTAATCTAGTTGCATTAAAAGAAACAAACGGAGATATATATGTAGATACGCTTGACAATTTTTATGCAAATAAAACATCAACAGGTAGCCCATATGACATTACAGAGTTTTTAGTAAGAGACTCTTCTACAATAGATGTAGCATTACCATATAAAGAAGTTTCATTTAGGTTTGAAGATACAGACACTTTTTTTGCAGCTACCCACAATCAATTATTTAATCAAGAGTGGGGGCGTGTAGATTTTACACAAACAGAAACTACTGACACTGTTGTTGGTGATAATTTTGAAGTTACTGCACCATTTTCGCATATGAAATTTGAAAGGCTTGTAGATATTAATGATAGCACTTTGACCACAATACAATGGGGGTTTTGTGTAGATGACAACCAGGAGAGTTATATAGGTAAACCTATTTTATTTTACCCTATATTAAATGCAATTAAAGACGTTACGACAGCAGAGAGTATTAGTTTTATTGACGATATATTGGCAGACGGCACTTTTAACGACCACGATGAAATAACAGCTAGTATAGTGATGCCAAGTAATAGTGTAAAATTTGACTCTAGTGTTTCTACAGCAAACATTAATTTTAATTTAGAAAAAAACGAATACACAAGAGACAGTAGTTTTACAGGTACGTTGTTTGAGAATTATTACAAAAACTATATACAAGGAATCTTTAACAAAAAAAGAAGACTTATAAAAGTAGAAGCGTTTTTACCTATACGCATATTACAGAATTTTACATTAGCAGATAAATTTATTATTAGCGAAAGAGAGTACAGGATCAACACAATAAAAACTGATCTTGGTACAGGAAGAAGTCAAATTGAATTATTAAATATAGTATAATGTTACAAAATATATTAGAGTTATTAGAGGTGGCAAATGGCGAAACAGAAAATATAAGAATTGCACAAGGAAAATATTATTTACCTAACACATTTAAAGAGGGTTTTAAACAATTAAGAAATGAATTAAAATGGCAGACAAGAAAGCAATAATAGAAGTTGAAATAAAAGACAAAGGCACAAAAGAGCTTAAATCTCTTACACAAAACTTAAAAGATTATAACAAAGAATTAGATAAAAACAGAGATGCTCAACGAGGTTTAGATAATTTAACAGGTGGCGCTATTAGTCAATTTAAAGCATTTAGAGCACAAATAAAAGGAAATTTTGTAGCATTAAAAGGTTTAGTAAAAGGATTAGGTGCTTTTAAAACAGCATTAGTTGCAACAGGTATAGGTGCAATAGTTGTATTAGTCGGAGCTTTAGCTGCAAACTGGGAGAAGATAACTAAGCTACTAACTGGTGCCACAATAGCAAGTCAAGAGTTAGCAGAGACAACAAAAGCTATTGCTGACCAAGAACAAAGAAAATTAGATGCACTTAATTCACAAGACAATATTTTAAAGCTACAAGGTAAAACTGAAAAAGAAATATTAGAGCTAAAAGCACAGCAAACTAAACAAACTATAACAGCACTTGAAGCATCAATAGAAGCACAAAAAGAAGTCAAGAGACAGCAAGTAGCTACGGCAAAAAGAGGGCAAGAGATTTTGTCTACTATATTAAAATTTGTATCTGCACCATTAACATTAATAGTTGCACAAATAGATGCGATTTTCGGTTCAAATTATATGAAAATATTTGACGATGCTGCAAGTTTAGTTTTTGATCCTGAAAAAATAGGCGAACAAGCAGATGAAGAACTAGAAAAAACAGAACAAAATTTAGCAAGATTAAAAAACAGCTACGCAGGTTATCAATTATCATTAAACAAAATACAGACAGACAATCAGAAAAAAAGAGAAGACGAACTAAAAAAACAATACGACAAGGAACTAAAATTATTACAAGATAAAATAAAAAAAGAAATAGAACTTACAGATAAAGGTAACAAAGACGTTGGTGCAATAAGACGTGATTTTTTTAAGAGAAACTTTGACGACAGCGAAGCATCACAGTTAGCATTATCGGAATTTGAAAGAGATGCAAAAATAAAAGAAATAGAAGAAAGTTCTGCAAATGCAATAGCTAAAAGGATGGCATTAGACGAAGTAAATAAGTTTTATGATACACAAGCAGAAGCAATAAGAATAGACAATGCAGCAAAAAGAAAAGCACAAGCAGAAAAAGAAGCAAAAGAAGAACAAGAAAGAATAGAAGAATTAGAAGAAAAAAAGAGACAAACAAGAGAAAAAACTTTTGATAATGCAGTGATGTTAGCAGGAGAAGAAAGTAAAGTCGGCAAGGCTTTATTATTAGCAAAACAAATATTATTAGCTAAACAACTTATATTAGATGCTAAAGAACAAATATCTAATGCGAAAAAAACAGTAACAAACGCAACAGTAAACGCAGCAGCAAGCTCTACGGAACTTGCAAAAGGGGCATCAAAGGCAGCATCTGCAGCACCCCCACCATTTAATATACCCTTTATATTAACTTTTGCAGCGACTGCAGCAGGTATCGTTAGTGCTATGAAGTCAGCAGTAAGATCAACAAAAGAGGCAGCAGCAGAAGCAGGAGCAAGCGCAGGAGGAGGTGGCGAAAATATACAGGCACCAGTCATACCTACAAGCAACCCAGCATTTAATATTGTTGGAGCAGGAGGTGCAAATCAGTTAGCCGATGCTATTGCTGGGCAAAACCAAAAACCTATAAGAGCATTTGTTGTAGAAGAAGATGTAAGTATGGCTTCACAATTAGCAAGGAAAATAAAAAACAGAGCATCTTTGTAAATACAAAAACAATTAAAAACTAACGATATATAAATATGAGAATAGTAGAATTAATACTAGACGAAACAGAAGAGTTAGCAGGTATTGAAGCAATTAGTATTGTTGAAAATCCTGCAATAGAAGAAGACTTTGTAGCTCTTAAAAATCAAGAGTTTAAATTAGCAGAAATAGACACAGAGAAACGTATATTGATGGGGGCTTTATTGATACCAAATAAGCCGATATATCGTAAAAACGGAAAAGATGAATATTATATATACTTTTCTAAAAGCACGGTACTAAAGGCCTCCCAACTATTTTTACAGAAAGGTAATCAAAATAACAGCACACTTGAACATAAAGATATACTAAAAGGTTTATCGCTTGTAGAGAGTTGGATTATAGAAGACGAAGTACACGATAAAAGTAGAAAGTATAATATGGATTTACCTTTAGGTACTTGGATGGGTGCAGTAAAAGTAAACAATCAAGATGTTTGGAACGAGTATGTTAAAACAGGTAAAGTAAAAGGTTTTAGTATTGAAGGATATTTTGCTGACAAAATGGAAAGGCCAAAAGACAACACAATAAAAGAAGACCTAGACGAATTAGAAGAAATAGAAGCAAAAGCGTTGTTGTCAGAAATAAAAGGTATCATAAGAAACGACAATAGATACAAAGGAGGCAAGAGACTAATTATGGAAAGTTATAGCGACTATCCAGATGCGGTCAGTAATAATGCAAAAAGAGGAAGAGAGCTTAATGAAAAAGTAGGCAACAAATGTGCAACTGACGTAGGCAAAATAAGATCAGCCACTTTAGAAGCAAAAAAACCAGTCAGCGTGGAAACAATAAAAAGGATGTACTCTTTTTTATCAAGAGCTGAAGAATATTATAAAGAGGGCGACAACGAGGCTTGTGGTACAATATCATATTTATTATGGGGTGGCAAAGCAGGTAAGCGTTGGGCCGAAAGTAAACTAAAAGAATTAGGCGAATTAAAGCTAGCATCAGTAAAAGTAAACGATGACTTTGCTATCATTATGGACAGACTTGCTTATTCGTCAAAAGAAAAAGCAGAACAGATAGCAGAAGACATAGGATGCGAGGGAATACACGAACACGATTATATGGATCAAACTTGGTATATGCCTTGTGAGAAACACGAACTTAAAGCACCTTGTTGGGACGGTTATGAAATGGTAGGTTTTAAAACTGTAAATGGTAAGAAAGTTCCAAACTGTGTTAAGATGAAAAACAACTTAGCAGAGGTTGGCCCTAGAGGTGGTGTCAAAAAAAGTCCTAAAGCACCAAAGTCAGATACGCCAAACCCAAACCCAAAAGGCAAAGGGACAGCTAAGGGAGATGCTTCTACAAGCAGAGGTGCTAAAGTCAGTAAGAAAGACGAAGCGACTTTGCAGAAAAAAGCAGATGAGTTTAACGAAAAGTACAAAAAGAAATTAGGCTATGGTGTTACAGTAGGAATGTTAAAGTCTGTGTTTCAAAGAGGACTTGGTGCATTTAATGTTTCAAGCAGTCCAAAAGTAAACAATCCCTCACAATGGGCACAAGCGCGAGTAAACGCCTTTTTGTACCTTGTAAAAAATGGACGACCACAAAACAAAAAGTATACCACAGACTATGATCTGTTACCAAAAAAACATCCTAAAAGCACTAAATAATGAAATATAAAACTACAACATCAGGAAACGTAAATCCAACTTATATACCTAGCTATACAAGTCCAAGAGGTGGACGAAGAGCTTGTTTGTGTAAAGACGAACTAACATATAAAATAGAATGTTGTACAGGAGAGTTACACGCACAGGGTATAGGCGTAATAAATAGAACATCTTAAATAATAAATATGAGCAAGAAAACACAACAAACAATTTATAAAACTTTATTTGCTAAAACAGAACTCAAGTCAGAAAAAATTAATCTTAATGCAGTAGAAGATTTGCAAAATATATACGATGTTATAAAACAAGACGGCGACAATATTAATATTAAAATTCGTGATAATATTGATAATTTAGAAAATTTACAAGTCGAAATTGATGCAATATTCGAAGATATTAAGTTCGCAAGAGAGATACAAGAGGTAGTTATTGAATATAGCCTAGTTTTAGGTATTGATATACCACCGCAAAGCAAAGTTGCAATAGATCAAATAACTGCATACGAGTCATCTTTAGGTAATGCAAGATCAGAAGTAGAAGCAAGTATAAACAGATTGTTAAACGCACAAGACTTTTAAATTAATAGATATGAGTACAAAAACAATAAAAAGAGTTTTAGATAAACTTGAAAGAACAACAAAATTAAGTGCGGTCAAAACAGAGCTTTCGGCTGTTGATGACTTACAAGAAGCAAATATAGAACTAACAAATATTCTAACAAACTTGGCGACTGAACCAGATTTTCCACAAATGGCATCAAAACTACGTAGTACAATTGACAATGTTGTAGAAGAAGCAAATGCTTTTATAATACTTTACGACATACTAGAAGAAGTTTCAGATGAGTTAAATACTTCAATAACTAACCTACAAAACGCAATCAGTACATATGAAGATTTGTCAGACGAGATAGGATTAGATACAAGTGCAAGTGAAGATTATACAAAGTCAGTTAGATTAATTGAGGACGCAGTAGCCACTCAAAATGTATTAGATAATTTGTTAGTCAAGTTTGGAGAGCTTTATGACACAGCAGATAGAATTTTAACATTTTAGATATGAAACATAAAACAATAAAAACAGTATACAATTCGTTGCCGCATGGCGGCAACAACAAGTTAGCAAAAGAAAAGACTGATTTAAAAACACATAAAGTAGATTTATCGTTAGTAGACGAAATCGATAGTAATTACGAATCACTTGAGCAAGTACAAAGAAACTATAAGATATACTGGTTATGCTGATTTTTGGAGATAAAATGCAAAATAATTAATCATAAAACGATATATATATATGAAATCAAGAGAAGTTTTAAACAAAGTAAGAGCTTTGCTCGGTGTGGAAAAGTTTCTTTTTGCACAGGCGAAACTTGATAACGGAACAGTCGTTGAGGCTGAGTCGTTTACGGCAGGTAATGAAATTTTTATCGTTACTGAAGATCAAAAAGTCCCGCTTCCTGTAGGAGACTACACAATGGAAGACGGAAAAAAGCTTGTTGTTACTGAAGAAGGTAAAATAGGCGAAGTAAAATCTGTAGAAGCAGAAGAAAAAGAAAAAGAAAAAGATATGAACAAACATTATGATGACGAAAAAAAGATGCAAGAAGAAGAAGTAACAGTCGAAGCACCTGAAGAAGTAGTCGAAGAAGTAGAACAAATCGTTGAAGCAGTTGTAGAAGCAGTTGCTCCAGTAATCGAAGAAGTAAAAGAGGAAGTGAAAGAATTGAGAAGAAAATTCGAAGAGCAGGAAGACAAGAAAATCGAAAAAGAAAAAGAAGAAGAAGAAAAGAAAAAAGAGAATATGTCGAGAGCTGCAAGAAGACCAATCAAGCACAATCCTGAAACGAAGCGAAATTCTAACAGAATAAAATTTGCTCAAGACAGAAAAGCATCGACTTTAGACAGAGTGATGAATACATTAATTAATAATAACAAATAAAAAAAATTATGGCAGTTTTAACACACGTAAATAATGATGTTGTAAGAATTAAAAATGATGTTGATTCAGTATCAGCAGCAGTCACTCTTACATCAGCAGATAGTGGTAAATGGTATGAATTATCTGCTTCGGCAGGAGTTACAGTTACTTTACCAGCAGTAGAAAGTGGACTACATTTTAGATTTGTTGTAGCGAATGCGTTCGATACATCAAACTATATAATTGATAGTGCAGAGGGAGACAACATAGACGGAATTTTAGTAGTCAATGGAGCATCAGTTGCAGCGTCAGGAGAAGATCAAATTAACTTTGTAGCATCAGCAGAATCAGTTGGAGATTTTATCGACATCTGGTCAGATGGTAACAAGTGGTATGTTTGGGGAATCGGAAACAGTGCAGGCTCAATTACAGCTACAGACCCAAGTTAATAATTAAATAAATAAATAATATAAAGATATGGCTACTACAACAAGTATAACAACTACATATGCAGGGGAGTTTGCGGGCGAATATATCGCGGCAGCTTTACTGAGTGGAGTTACATTATCACAAGGTGGGGTTTCAATTAAACCCAATATTAAATTTAAAGAAGTAATCAAAAAATTAGCTTTAGATAGTATCTTAAAAGATGCAAGCTGTGACTTTGACCCAACTTCTAACGTAACATTAACAGAAAGAATCTTACAACCAGAAGAGTTTCAAGTAAACTTACAACTATGTAAAAAAGATTTCAGACAAGACTGGGAAGCAAACTCAATGGGCTTTAGTCAATATGACAACTTACCTAGACTATTTTCTGATTTCTTAATCGCACAAGTTGCAGCAAAGGTTGCTGAGAAAGTTGAACAGAACATATGGCAAGGTGCTACTGCAAACGCAGGAGAGTTTGACGGCTTCCAAGCGTTACTAACAGCAGACAGTGACGTTGTTGATGTTACAGGAACAACATTATCAGCATCTAACATTATTGCAGAATTAGGAAAAGTAGTTGATGCAATTCCTTCAGCAGTATACGGAAAAGAAGATTTAAAAATCTATTTACCAACAAGTGCAGCTAAGTTTTACATTCAAGCTCAAGCAGCGTTAGGTTATAGAGACTTATATCACGTTGGTAAAACAGAGATGAATTTTCAAGGTATTGATCTTTTCACAGCACCAGGATTAGGCAATGACAAAATGGTTGCAGCAGAAAGTTCAAACTTATTCTTTGGTACTGGATTACTAAATGACTGGCAAGAAGTTAAGCTAATTGATATGGCTGATATTGACGGAAGTCAAAACGTAAGAGTAGTGTTAAGAGGAAGCGCAGGTGTTCAGCACGGAATTGGTTCTGACATCGTACTTTATTCTTAATTAATATAATCAAGGGGGTGTCAAAACCCCCTTTTAAAACAATATAATATGGCTTGTACACTAACAAAAGGAAGAGAGCTACCTTGTAAATCAGGGGTAGGTGGTTTAAAATCAATCACGTTTGTAGACTATGGCACACTAGGTGCTTTGACTATTGCAAATGAAATGATTACAGATTTTGGAGGCTCGCCTACTTTTATGAAGTTTGACATAAAAGGTAACTCAACAATGGATACTACTGTGACAAGTTCACGTGAAAATGGAACTACATTTTACGAAACTACAGTTGTAATGAATTTAATCTTCCAAGAAGAAAAAACTCAAGCTGAAATTAAGTTACTTGCAGTTGCAAGACCTCACATAATTGTTGAGGACTATAACGGCAACTTTAGATTAGTTGGAAAAGATCACGGATGCGAATTAACCACAGGAACATTTTCTAATGGTGCAGCTATGGGAGACCTTTACGGCTACTCATTAACATTTGTTTCACAAGAAACAGAAGCACCAGACTTTGTAACGACAGCAGCTTACAACGCTGAATCACAAGGTACTCAAATTGATGTAAATTAATATCAGTGCGAAATAAATAAAGGGGGCTAATAAGCCCCTTTTTTTTTATATCAATACAAAATATCTTTAATATTTCGATATATTAATATGAAGATATTGACAACCAGTTCGTCAGCACAAAACATAGTTGTAATTCCAAGAGTGTTTGCTTCAAGTTACACTTTGCAAGTTCAAGACGAAGCTGAGAATAAACAAATATTTAACAGCTCAGTAAGTGCTGCATCAGGTGTTGATAAAAGAACATTATCTGTAACATTTAGCCCTGTATTAGAAGAGGGCCGAACTTACGCTATGACTTTATTATCAAGCGGTAGCGTAGTATTTAGAGATAAAATCTTCTGCACAGATCAAACTATAAATCAAAGTAACAATAATTACTATGACATAAATAGTGGTCAATATGACTTTGATGACACAGCAGCTTCACACGAAAACGATTATATTATAATATGAATGATTTAAGTTTTATAAATTTAAGCACATATACTAGCCCTGAAATAAAGGAAGTAAAAAATAAAGAGTGGGTATCTTACGGTTCTGACAATAACTATTTTCAGTTTATTATAGACAGATATAACGGCTCTCCAACAAACCACGCTATTATAAATGCAATATCAGCACAAATATATGGCAAAGGTTTAGATGCTACAGATAGCAGCGAAAAACCAGAAGAGTATGCACAAATGGTAGGTTTGTTTAGCAAAGATTGTGTTAGAAAACTAGCATACGATTTAAAACTTATGGGCCAATGTGCTATACAAATAGTTTATAGTGAAGACAGATCAAGAATAGCAGAAATAGAACATATGCCTGTGCAAACATTAAGAGCAGAAAAATGTAATGAGGACGGAGATATTGAGGCATATTATTATTTTGCAGACTGGTCAGAATATAAAAATAGCGATACGCTTTTAAGAATACCTGCATTTGGTCAAAGTCAAGAGTCTATAGAAATATTATATGTAGAGTTAGAAGAAGAAATAGCCAACTTTCATCTCAACAACATACTTCAAGGTCTCAGTCCGTCAATGCTCATTAATTTTAATAATGGCACTCCAAATGCAGAAGAAAGAGAGCTTATCGAAAGACGTATATATCAAAAATTTTCAGGAAGCAGCAATGCTGGGAAGTTCATTTTAGCATTTAATGACAACGCAGAAAGTCAAGCAAATATAGAACCTGTACAATTAAGTGATGCACACCAACAATATCAATTTTTAAGTGAAGAAAGTAGCTCTAAAGTTATGTTAGCTCACAGAGTTGTATCTCCTATATTGTTAGGTATTAAAGATAAAACAGGTTTAGGCAACAATGCAGACGAAATAAAAACAGCAAGTATATTAATGGACAATACAGTAATAAAGCCGTTTCAAGAGCTTTTATTAGATGCTTTTGACCAGATACTAGCTTATAATAAAATCTCTCTTAATTTATACTTTAAAACCCTACAACCTTTAGAGTTCACAGAGCTTGAAAACGTAGTAGATAAAGAAACAAGAGAAGAAGAGACAGGAATAAAAATGTCAGACGATAAACCTAAACTGACAGAAGAAATAAAAGAAAATATTTTAAATGACTTGCTGAACCTAGAAGACGAAGATTTATCTGATTATGAGATAATAGATGAAAGACCGAGTAACGAGTATGACGATGTATTGAATGATGCTATTAATTTAGCTAGTGTGGTGTCTTCTAGTCCAGCAAAATCTAGTGAACAAGATACTTTGCTTTTTAAAGTAAGATATGTTTATACAGCAGGAAGATCGACAGCAGGACAATCAAGAGAGTTTTGTAAAAAAATGATGTCTGCTAATAAAGTATATCGTAAAGAAGACTTAGATAAGGAAAGTTCTGCAAACAGTGAACTAGCAGCAAAAGGAGAAAGCACTTATAATATTTGGCTCTATAAAGGCGGGGTTAATTGCAGCCATTATTGGATGCGTAGGATATATATGAAGAAAGGTAATAAAAGAATATCAGTTGGGGAGGCAAAAGAAAAAATTAGAAAGCTTGACCCATCTTTAAAAAAAGAAGCAGAGTTTGAAGTGAACCCATCTGAGGTCGCACAAATAGCATCTGCAAGAAATGATTATTGGAGAAAAAACTAAGAAATGGCAACAGCATTATTTATAAAACCAGATACATTAAAAAGAAACACTATCATTGATGGTAACGTGGATGTAGATTTATTTATTCACTTTGTCAAAATAGCTCAACAAATACACATAAGAAATTATCTTGGTACGGATTTATACAATAAAATAAGCTCTGACATAATAGCTAATAGTTTGTCTGGTGCTTACTTAACTTTAGTAAACACACACATCCAGCCAATGCTAATCCATTATGCAATGTGCGATTATTTGCCACACGCAAATTATAAAATAAAACAAGGTGGCGTATTTAAACATTCTTCAGAAACAGCACAAATAGCGACAAAAGAGGAGGTAGATTATTTAGTAGCAAAGCAAAGAGAATACGCTGAATATTATACAACAAGATTTATAGACTTTATGGCGTTCAATCAATCAAGCTATCCTGAATATACATCGAACACAAATGATGATATACACCCAGATCGTGATAGTTTGTTTAATGGATGGGTATTATGAAAAGATATAAACCAAAAAAAACAAATATTAAGAAATTAATAACATATTTAAAAAAATATAATGGCAACATTAACAAACGTATTAATAAAAAATAGTTACGATGCTTTACTGAAGCTCACGGACAATGATCCTATTGCAAGCACACCTAAACAAGTAACAGATGGCTTAGGTAATACTACACAATTATTTATTTCAGATACAAAAGTAGGAATTGGATTAAGCCCTACAACACAATTTCACACGAATAGTGATGCAAAAATAGGTGGTAATTTAATTGTAGTCGGTAATTTAGAAGTACAAGGAACAACAACAACAATAGACACTTCTACATTAAGCGTTGAAGACCCATTGATTATATTAGCAAGCAATAACACCTCTGATGCGTCAGACATAGGTTTTTATGGTAAATACAGACCAAGTAGCACAGATTTATATTCTGGTTTATTTAGAGACGCAACTGATGAAAAATATCATTTATTCAAAGATTTACAAACAGAGCCTACAACAACAGTAAACAAAAGTGGCACAGGTTACGCAGTGGCTACACTTGTAGCAAATTTAGAGGGTACTTTAACTGGTACAATCGCATCAAGCACAGTAGCAACAACACAAAGCCAAAACGATAATAGCACAAAAGTAGCTACAACTGCTTATGTAGATACAGCAATAGATGGAGTAGATACTTTAGCTGAAATATTAGCAATAGGAAACACTACAGGTGCAACAAAGATAGAGGTAGATAACACTTCAAGTGGTATTGATTTTATAGACAATGCAAAGGCAAGATTTGGTACAGGAGATGATTTAGAAATTTATCACGATAGCACTAATACTATAATTGATAATAACACAGGAGATTTAATTATCAGATGTGATAGCGATGATATAAAAATATTAGCAGAAGATGACATTCTTTTAAGAGACAATGACGATAGTACAAATTTTATACACTGTGTCAATGGTGGTGCCGTCAAATTATATCATAATGGAAGTGAAAAGTTTGAAACAACAAGCTCAGGAGTTAGTGTTACAGGAGATGGTTTAATTTCAGGAGATTTGGGTATAGGATCGACAGGTCAGTATGCGTCAGCTATATCTTTAAATATTGACGGAAGTGGTCTAGCAATAAAAAACAATGTTAATGGTTCAAATAATAATTGGAGCTATATACATAATACTGCCACAGGTAGTTCTTCAAATTTGGTTTTTGCTACAGGTGCTGCTTTAACTGCATTGACTTTATCACATAGCGGAGATGCAACCTTTTCAGACAGAATATTAGCTTCAGATGGGAGTGCAGGAAGTCCAGCTATTGCGTTTAGTGGAGATACAGATACAGGTATTTATAGAACATCTTCAAATGCTATTAATTTTGGAACAAATGGAACTGAAAGGATGAGGATAAATAACACAGGGTTAGGTATTGGAACAAACAATCCTGCACAAAAATTAGACGTTGCTGGTAAAATGCAAATATCTGATGATGTTATTTTAGCACAAACTAATGGTAGATTTGATTATGATAATGGAAGTTCTAGTGGTGCATTAAGGTTTCATTCAACATCAGGAAATGCTGAACGTATGCGTATCACATCTGCAGGACGGCTTGGTCTTGGAACGGATTCGCCAGACCATATTTTATGTATTGAAGATAGTGAACCTACATTAAGAATATTTGACGCTGATAATACACTAAATCAAGAGCAAACTATTGCATTTGGCACAGAGCCTGGCGATAGAACACACGCAGAAATTGCAGGCATAAATTTAAATACAGGTAATGCTTCGGGAGGTTTAGTATTCAAAACTAATTCAGGTTCTTCTTTAACAGAAAAAATGCGACTAACATCAGATGGTTATTTAGGTATAAACGATACAGACCCTGATACTTTTTTACACGTAAATGCAGGCACAGGACAAATCGCTGCAAAGTTTGAAAGTACAGATGCTGGAGTATTTATAAATTTAGTAGATAATAGCTCAGGTACTTTTGGTGGAATGATCGGTGCAATTGGAGATGATATAACTTTTAATCCAAATAATGTTGAGCTAATGCGTTTAGATTCGTCTGAAAGTCGAGTGGGCATAAATACGACAACACCATCACAGACTTTGCACGTAAGTGGTAATACACTTACTTCGAAATTAGGTGTTGGATCATTTAATGCAAGTTTTGATTTGTATAATGATGGCACAAGTTATTTCAATGGTGCAGTTACAATAGATGCTGATTTAAGTATAACAGAAAGTAATGGTGAAATTAATTTTGGTGCAGGTAATGGGGTTATACAAACAACAACAGGCAGTACAAGTTTAACATTTGGTACAAACAGCACAGAGGTTGCGAGATGCCACAGTACGGGTAGCTTTATGATAAATACGACTAGCGTACCAAGTGGTGATGGTGGTGGTGCAGCATTTGAAAAATCAGGTTCGTTAAGCAGGCTAAAACAATCAGCAACCTCAACAAGCACAATAAAACTACAAGTATATTATAATGCTAATGGCGAAGTAGGAAGCATACATACGTCAGGATCAGCTACAGCATTTAATACAAGTTCAGATTATAGATTAAAAGATGACTATAAAGATTTTAACGGTCTTGATCTTGTTAGTAATATAAACGTATATGACTTTGAGTGGAAGTCAGACAAAACAAGAAGCTACGGAGTTAAAGCACACGAATTGCAAGAGGTAGTACCTCAAGCAGTAAACGGAGAAAAAGACGGAGAAGAAATGCAACAAGTGGATTATTCTAAACTTGTGCCGATATTGTTAAAATCAATACAAGAGTTAAAACAAGAAATACAAATACTAAAATCAAAATAAATGGCAAATACATACAATTGGAAAATTAACGCTTTAGATGCAAAAATTACAGAGGGAGATAATAGTAATGTTATATACTCAGTACACTGGCGTTTAGAAGCCACAGATGAAACAGGAGAATATCAAACAGATTCTTACGGAAGTATGAGTGTTGAGTATGATCCTGATAATTTTATTGAATACGATGACTTAACTAAAGAAGACGTTGTAGGATGGCTAGAAGCAGGTTTAGATGTTGAAGATATAAAGTTAAGATTAGATAATGAGCTTGATAAAAAAATAAACCCAACGGATGAGGTTTTGCGACCTGACTGGGATTAATTATATTTAAGTAAAATTTATTATTATGTCAAAAATTACAAAAGAACAATTAGAAAAACTTAACGAATTAGAACAAAAAATTGCAGCTATTAAACACGATATAGGCCAACTTGAATTACAAAAACACGGCTTGTTACACGCCTTTGTAAACGTACAAGAAGAAAGTAACAAATTAAAAAAAGAGCTTGAAGATGAATACGGAAAAATAAATATTAATCTGAAAGACGGAACATATGAAAAAATAAAAGAAGATGAGTAAACCAACCGAAATCGGAGAGGACAGTAAAATCACACTTGACTTAAAAACGATATTTTTAATCGTAGCTGGAACTGTATCTATAGCTGGAACTTACTATTCTCTGTCGCAAGAAATTGAGATTGCTAAGGCCCTGCCAGAGCCTAGTATTTCAAGAACAGAGTATGATCTTAAAGACCAACTTATAAGAGAAACTATAGAAAATACAGCAGAGCAGGTCCAAGAAAACAGCGAGAAGTTAGATAAAATAGATGAGAAGTTATATGAAATTATACAAAAATGAGAAAGTTAATTGTCCTAATTGCATTATTTGTTTTTGCAAGTAGTTATTCGCAAGAATATACAGTATTGCATATAAATAGTAATTGGAATTATAGAAACGACTATAAAGACCTTAACAAAATAGAGGGTGCAAGAATAGTCAAGGCATTATTGGAAGATCAAAAACCAAGCATAAGATCACAAATAAAAGCCGTGCCTGTGATATTTATTTATAAAGACAGAAGTATTATAGGTAGATGGGATGCAGATATTTCACTAAGTATCAAAGCACCTGTTGAAGAATTACAATCAATAATAGATAAAAGTAAATACACAAGAGTAGCAACAAATGATTAGTAAACATATATCAGAAAAAGAAGGTAGTAAAAGTGTGACCGCAATTAGACTTGGCATCGACAATACGCCAGACGCAGAAGCTATGGCTAATATGAAATTAATTGCAGAAAAAGTTTTTGAACCTTTAAGAGAGTATGTTGGAGGCCCTATAAAAATAAATTCGTTTTTTAGGTCAAGTGCATTAAATGAAGCAATCGGAGGGTCTAGCCGGTCACAGCATTGCCAGGGAAGAGCTTTAGATGTGGATGATGTCTACGGACATAAAACAAACAAAGAAATGTTTCAATGGATTAGAGACAATTTAGATTTTGACCAACTTATATATGAGTTTGGCTCAGAAGATAATCCTGACTGGGTTCACGTGTCCTATGTAAGCGAAGATAAAAACAGAAACAGAGTGCTTAAAGCAGTGAGAGATAATGGTAAAACAAAATATATAACAATATGAAAAACTATGAGTTTGGATTAATATTTAGACCAGATGCTATTTTGTTAGGTGCAACATATAATCCTAAAGAAACAAATAAAGACTGGTACGAAATAAACATATATATTTTGTGTATGGTTTTACATTTTAAAATATTTACATAATGAAAAATATACTAGCAAAAATATTTGGTGGAGCTGGAGGAAGTGTAGCAGAAAAAATATCTGGTATTATAGACAAGCACACATTTAGCAAAGAAGAAAAAGCAAGGTTTGAAAAAGAAATGACTGAGGTTTTTATCACAGCAGAACAAGATATGCAACATAATGTAACTGAAAGGTGGAAAGCAGACCTTGAACACGGCAATATGCTCACAAGATCAGTTAGGCCTTTAGTTTTGATTTTCTTAATAGTGTCTACTGTGCTTATGATTTTTATTGACGCAGGAAGTGTAAACTTTGAAGTAGAAGAAAAATGGACGGAACTTTTACAACTCACACTTATAACTGTTATCGGTGCATACTTTGGCGGAAGATCAATAGAAAAAGTTAGAAAAAGATAATGCCAAAGGTTGCAGTAAACATATACAAAAGTAAATCACGAAAGCGTAAAGGCATACACGCTAAAAGCAAATCGAGTAAAGTAAAAGCAAGTAAAAATTATTTAAAACGATATAAAGGTCAAGGCAGATAATGGAAGCAATAGAACATTTTTTAGGATTATGTGGCGAAACACATCCAAACGTATGGACAATAATACTATTA